AAGGGTTTAGTTAGTCCGGTAAAGGCGTATAACAGCCACATAGAAAATTATGCCCAAGCATTTCGGCAGATCTTTATTACTAGAGATATTAAGGTGAGAGATTTCGATGAGTTTATGGGCTATTTTATGGCGTATCTAGAGCGCACCAGTCGAACCATTCCATTTACACAATCAGGCTTTATAAAAAGCCGGTATTCTACCGTAATGAACACGGGACTGGCGATTGAGATTGCTGATCTTGACGCTTCGGACGACGATACTAAAATTCAAGATTTCATTGACGATCCCAACTGGAAGTGTTATGTTGATATGTGCAATCGCTATGGATTCATGATCGATAGCAATATACCATGGAGAATTGTGGCAGATATAGGGTCAGAAGGAATGAGCACATATACTGCCGGACTAGGGCTCGGCACTGCCACAGCCGTGATTGCTGCCCAGTTTAGAAAAGGCTATAGTATTGATAATCAACTACTGGTTAAAACGCTTCTGGGCATTTACGACACTGTAAAAAAGCAATCTTTCCAAGAGTTGGAAGTTTGCAATGGGTCCACCATCAGCCACACGATTTATCCCGAAACCTACACAGCCGAGGGGCTAAAAGAAAAATACTCTCCGGAATATTTCATCGATCTATACTGTAGAATAAGGTTCTTCGAGGAGGAATCGCAGTTCAGCCCAGACGAGCAGGCATCTCTTATTGACGATTGTTTGGAGATCTCTCACCTTGAAACGCCCACCGCTGCACTGAAGGTTTTTGAGATTGTTTTAAATAAACCATTTGACTATCGCGGCTCATTGAGTTATATTAGAGAAAGCAACAAAGCAAAACGTAAGCTCAGAGAGACGGAGAATGGGTGATATTCCAGACAATTGACGATAAATCGGAGTGCGTAGGGATCTATGCTGACGGATGTCTCCACTACAATAACTTCCCAGAAGATCTGTCTAAGACATGGAAGTATACGGGATCGCTCACTGATTCCGATGTTGAATATGCGTGGCTTTATACCGGCGGCAAAACACTCGCAGAAGTTTGCCCCGAAGACCTTCTCCCAAAACTACAAATCTCCCAAAAGCGCTCACGCGCATATATTCGGTCGTTCGAGATTGCTAAAATCGATCTTCGGGAGCACTGCATATTTGATCTCGTGCCGGAAGACTACCTTAAGGATTTCTGCGAGATTAAGAACAAGATAACACAGCACGTATTTGAGACATACGAAAGACCAGAGGTCTACGAACACCAGAGCGAGATCCAAAAGCTTTTGTATAAGATCTCTTACCAAAGGCTAAATTTGAGTGTTTCGGGCTGCAGGAATCTTCACTATTCGTACCGAAATTCGCAGAAAGTTAAAGAGTTGGTAAATGGTTATCGTCATATTGAATATAACCTATTCGGAACAGTAACTGGTCGTTTAACAACCACACAGAGCAGCTTTCCTATACTCACAGTTAAGAAAGACTTTCGAAAGCTCTTGAAACCGAACAATGATTGGTTTTTATCACTAGATTATAATGCCGCTGAAGTTCGAACGTTTATTGGATTAGCGGGCGAAGAGCAGCCTCAAGAAGATGTACATACGTGGCACATAAAGAATCTCATCGCCGACTCAATAAGCCGGACTGACGCAAAGGTTAAGTTCTTCGCATGGCTTTACAATCCAGATTCAGCCGAGAAGGAGTTTGATCGCTATCATCGACAAAAAGTACTTGACAAATGGTATGATGGCGCTTATATTAAGACTATGTTCAAGCGACGAATCCCAGTTGATAGGCGAAAAGCGCTAAATTACCTTATTCAAAGCACCACTTCCGATCTTGTACTAGAACGCGCTGTGGCGATTGATAAATTTTTAGAAGATAAGAAGTCGTTCATCTCTCATATCGTGCATGATGAGATCGTGATAGATCTGGCAGATAGTGAGCGAGAAATGGCGCCTCAAATAAGAGAAATGTTTGCAAACAATAAGATAGGCAATTTTATGGTCAATCTTACCTGTGGCAAGAACTATTTGGAAATGGAAGAGTTAAAAATATGATCTCAATAATTGGTATTGGTACTGCCGGATCGGCTATCGCAGAGAGATTCGCAACTACGGGTAATTACGACGTTTACATGCTAAATCATAGCATAAAAGAGAACTCAGAGCAACAATATAGGATAGAGAACTTCGATTCCCCAGAAGAGTACGAAAGCAATATTCCAGACCTGTCAGAGTTTTTTGCGAATGTGCGTGATCGAGTGCAGGTATTCGTTATGGGCTCCTCAATGAGTTCAAACTATGTCTTGGGAATCCTCCAGCAAATAAGCCACAAACAGATAGACCTATTCTATATTAAACCAGACACAGAACTTCTTACTGGCATGCCCCGTGTTGTGGAAAGGGTTGTTTTTGGAGTCTTGCAAGAATACGCGCGCTCTGGTATGTTTAGGGCACTTACATTGATCTCGAATCTAGATCTGGAGACAGCGCTTGGTGAAGTGCCGATTAAGACATATTACGACACCCTGAACCAAAGCATATTCTCAACCGTTCACCATCTCAACTATTTCGAGTTCTCCGATCCGGAGATTGGTCAGGTTTCCAAACCAGCCGCCATGAATAGAATCCGAACAATAGGGTTCCTCGATATCAAGAGGCTTAAAGAAAAGTTTCTTTTCCCCCTTGACACCCCTCGCGAGCTATGTTATTATATCTGTATAAACGATGAAAGGCTCGCTACTGAAGGCGGACTACACAAGAAACTGGTCGATATGCTAAAGAGTAAACCGAAGAATGCATTTCTAAAGATGTCATATGCGATATATGGCACTCCACATGCAGATTTCGGATTTGTTGTGGCACATACAAATGTGATTCAGCAAGAAAAAGTACTTGACAACGAATAACAAAGATGTTATATTACTAATACAAGCAACCGGTCTGCTATCGGTGCTTTAAAACCAAAGAGATAAGGAACGCTTGTCTCGAACCCACAAGGAGAAATTATGGGTATTAACATGGAGCTGATGCGCAACAAGCTCGCAAATTTGCGCGGAGAAAATAAACAAGATACGAACAGTGTTTGGTTCAAGCCAGACGCCGGAGACACTAGCATCCGAATGGTGCCGACGAATGATGGAGATCCTCTTAAGGAAATGTTCTTCCATTATAACGTTGGAGATCATCGTGGTGGCATTTTGTGTCCTAAGCGTAACTACGGGGAGAAGTGTCCAATCTGTGACTTTGCTTCTACTCTATGGCGCGAAGGAACTGACAACAATGACGAAGCCAGTAAAGATTTGGCAAAGTCCCTGTTCGTTCGAACCCGATACTTCAGCCCCGTCGTAGTACGCGGCAAAGAAGATGAAGGTATTAAGGTTTACGGGTACGGCAAGCAAGCTTATGGTCTGCTGCTTGGCTATGTACTCGACCCTGATTATGGAGACATAACAGATGCTACGGAAGGCACTGACATTGTGCTGACCTACACTAAAGCTACCGGCCCCGGCAGCTTCCCCAAGACCAACCTAAAAATGCGTCGTAAATCATCCCCCTTGCTTGAGGACACGGAAGCTATCCCCGCCCTCCTTGATGGCATGCCGAATTTTGACACTCTATTTGAGCGTCTTACTCCGGAGCAAGTTGACGCTATTCTCGATGAGCAACTCGCCGGAGACGGATCCGCCGAAACGCGATCATCTGAGACTACCAAGTACAATACTCGTGCAACGTCTGACGTAGATCGTGCGTTTAATGAACTAGTAGCTGGTTAGGTTGTGTCCACCGCTGGCAGACCGGTCAAAGTCTGCCACCTTTTAATTAGTCCCCAGAACAGAATAAGTTTCAAATAAGTAGGTTATTGTGAAGACACCATTGCGATATCCCGGAGGCAAAACACGAGCAGTTAAGCACATTTTGCCGCTGATTCCAGATGATGTTGAGCGGGTGTGTTCTCCGTTTTTCGGAGGTGGCTCCGTCGAGATGGCACTAGCCAACAAGGGCATCAAGGTATTTGGCTACGACAAGATGAAACAGCTTGTTTGGTTTTGGAACGCCTTATGTGGCGACAGTGAGCGCTTGGCTGACGAGGTAGAAAGCCTCCGCGAAACCTTTGTTGATCGCAAGGGCAACAGTGTTGTCGGATGCTCCAAAGAATCATTTCAGAGCTTTAGAGAGGATCTTAAGACTGATTCATTCATGTTCAGCTATGAGCGCGCAGCCAAGTTCTATGCTATCAATAGATCAAGCTTCTCAGGCGCAACGTTTAGCGGGGGTTGGTCAGAGAAAGCTGCAACCGCACGATTCACAGATAGTTCAGTTCAGCGCCTTCGGGATTTTAAGGCTGAGAACTTCCGAGTCGATTATGCAGACTTCGAGGATGCCATTCTGAGCCACCCTAAAGCCTTCCTCTACCTAGACCCCCCTTACATGCTTAAAACCAGTCAGAACTCATTATACGGCGTTAATGGCGACCTTCACAAAGGCTTTGAGCACGAGAAACTTCATTCTATCTTATCAACACGAGATCGGTGGGTTATGTCATATAATGACTGTGAGCAGATTAGAGAGATGTATAAAGACTACGAGATCATCGCAGCAGAATGGTCTTATGGGATGAACAAGAGCAAGAAGTCGTCAGAGATTATTATAACAAATTATGGGAGATAAACATGGGTGCAAACGCACTATCAAATAGAGACAATTGGCAGGACTTGGCAGGAAAGACAGGCAAGACCGGAGAGGCCACATTTGCGTCTGCGGTGCGCTTTCGG